AATGATAAAAAAAATAATATTGTTTAGACCATTATTTTACATAAGAAAGTACAAAGAAAAAATATATAGGAGAAAGAATGATTGATGTAATGTTAAGCAAAGCAACAGAAGGTATGTTGATTGCAGAATTATTAAACAGAAGAAATGAAAAGGAAGTGCCTTTATTTATGGGTAAAAGTATATTGTTACCTACTGGACAACAGCAATTACTTGCAATACTTCCTAACATACAAATACTTACTAGCACACAAGAGGAAGAATGAGTAGTCCAGATAGCAAAGATTATCCTAGATGTATAGAGTGTGGCGAAGTACCACAAACAACATTAAATTATGATGGTCGTTGTGTAGGTTGTATGGCACACGAGATAGAGGATTGTGTCTAAACTATTCTGTAGTTATCCCAACCATCTTTATTAACTGTAAAACATAACACACCAGGTTTACTCCACATACCAGTTCGTGCAGTAAAGTCTGTACTTGCATCAATACTAGGACATTGAAACCAAGTTCTATCTCCTTGTTGCATCATACGAGGGTGATGAAAATGTCCTGTAACTAATATGTCAGCTTCTCCTGCTGGTAAATGACCAAACATTTGTCCTTGCCACCACTTCATTATCTTACCTTCTGGTCCTGATCCACCAGAGTGCATATGTCCGTGGCTAAAAGCTAGTGTCTGTCCTTTAATTTCTAGTGTGTGATGAAAACCATTTGGTATAGATACAGATACTTTCTTATATCGTGGGTTTTGTTCCATAATCTCACCACAAATCTCTATGTGCATAGTGTCAGAGTTATCTAATCTGTTGGTAACAACCTGTCCTTTACCACTTCTTGACATTTCTCCGTGGTTAGCAGGTACTCCAGACAAAGTTATCTTGTTTGCATATGGTAAAAATGTATCAACAGTTTTCATAATTAGTTTTCTTGCTAGATGATACTGCTGTTGGAGTGTGAGAGAAATATTGAAGGGTTGTGAGTCGTAAAATCCATAACAACCTTCAGTTAAATCGCCCATAGAAAGCAAATAAATTTCATCTACGCCACCTAGTGCCTTAACCTGCTCTACTCCTCTCTGAAGTGCCAAATCGTAGCGTTTAAGGGTATTTTCTACTCCATAGTCATCTTTTCCTAGTTGCCAATCACTCATACACCATATGAACGCTTGTTTGCTAGTAATGTTTTTCTTTTTAAGAGGTTTTTTCTTTGATATTTCTTTTAATAAGACTTTAAACCACTCATCACGAGCAGGATGTTTTTTTCTAACAACACCTTTAAACGCATAAAAGGTTTCAACTTGTCCACCTTTTAGTTGTGCGTTCCAAGATGATGCTTTGACCTTACCATCTATCTCATAATAACGAGGATCAAACCCCCATTCACGCAATATATCATCAAATTTAGATTTATAATTGGGGTCAGTTCCAATATGTGTGATTTCACCTAATCCTGTTTGCTCATCAAACTCTGCTGATGGTTGCCAACCAGAACGAAAGTAATTATTTCCTAAGTCTTTTTTGTCTGTCATACGCAGCCTTTCTGTTAAGGCTTAGTATAGACAATAGATAAGACTATTTCTATTAACTAATTTTTTTCTTAGCGAATGTTTTGATTACTGATAAAGCTGCTCCACCACCTGCAATAGCTGCAATTTGTAGTGCGTTAGCTTCAATACCAGCCATTGGGCTTATGACTAAAGCAGATAGGAACGCCTCAATAAATGTCCATAAGGCTCTCTCTAACATATCTTTTAATTCATCACTCATTGTATTATTCTTCCTAACTTTAATTTGTTTTCTATATTCTCTAGTTTAGCAATTATTATGTCTAATTTCTTTTGAATAAACTGTGGGTGTACCATATCTGGACTACTTGCATTTGATAAATCTTCAGCAGTTATGTTTGTAGCTTTCTTTAGTTCATCTATAGTTGCTGTTTTTTTCTCTATAATCCATTGTCGCCAAGCATCTCCTGGACAATCAGTTTGTTTGAAAGAACTATGAGGTCTAAGCTCACCACCTACTTGTTCGTAGAGCCAAGAAATGGCTGCACGAGCTTCAGCAGAAGGTTGGTCGGCAGGTTTTGAGCCACCAAGCCAACACACAGCAACATAATGCTTGTTATTGTAATTAATCTCTTGCCTACTGTTACCACCTTGTGCTGCACTTCTGTTTCCAAATCCTCTACCTTCATAAATCTGTCCTGTATCTCCTACTAAAAAATTATATGCTATATCGTTCCAACCTCTATCAACTTGATGAAGTCGTTGTATTTGTTTTAATTGATCCATCTCTGCTTGGTTACCTATAGCTACAGGATATGCAGACCAATGCACCACTAAACCTTTTACTTCTCCTAGTTTACTAAACTTTGTCTTGTTAGGTTTAGCTCCCCAACTATCTCTGCTTATTATTTTCACAATTACCACTTCCATTCTTGCAGTTACATATCTGCACAAACGAACCATCTTCTTTTTGTTTTACCATACACATATCTTAGCCATTTAATTTAAAAAGTAATTCAGTAAAGTTACTTTCTAACATATCAAGTTCACTATTCATCTCTAATACCATAGCATCACAAGCGTTCTGATGTGATTTAATTTCTTCTATCGAGTTGAATACCCAACCAAATGCACTAAGCAAAGCTGTTATAACTATTGGTGCTAGTGTTTTTGTGTCTATCTTTAATGTTGCCATTTAACTTCCTAATGTGAATACACCAACTAACGAAACTACTGTTGCTATTAGTAGAAGTGTTTTATAAAATTCTGACTTGTCTATTTTTGCATTGACTTTCTCGTGTAATACATCAATGCGTTGATTAATATTTTTTAATTCTGATTTCAATTCTGCCTGTCCTTCTTTAATGAGTTCTAAATATTGCTTAGTGGTAAACCCATTACCATTTGATTCAGACATTATGGCAGATCATCTTCCTGGATAGGTGTTATCCAATCCCATTCTTTATCCCAAGATTTACGATTATCCCAATCCCATTGACTTAGTCTTTTAAGATAAGATACAATCTCTTTTAAAAAATAACCTAATAAAAATCCTATTACGAAGTCCATAACTACGATTGTATCATACGATTATCTTTTTAAATCTAAATAACCTTTTAATAATGCTCTGTATTCTTTTTTTGCTAATGATAATGAACGACCATCATATAAATCGTGATGTAGTTTACATAACATAGCAACATTTTCTATATCATATTTGCGTGTTTTAGATCCACCCATACCAATATCAATTAGGTGTGCCATTTCAAGTCTTTGGTCATAATTGATACAATCTGCCCACTCACAACGATTGTTAGCTCGTTCTAATGCGATTTCTCGCATATCCTGTAGCTTAGTCAATTACTCAGGTTTTGGATTATCAGATTTAACTTGGGCTATATGGTCTTTCCAAGTGGTAGTTCCATTGACATTATCCCAGTACATCATATCTAACTGGTCTGCAATAGAACCATACGCTTCTTGTCTAGCTTGGATATAACCAAACTGTTGGTCATTCCATTTGCTATTAGCAAGGTCTATTATAGCTTGGTCATAATCACTAGCAGAAAATTCAAGTCTTTCATTATTAACTTGCTTGTACAAAGGCTTTGCAGCTTCAATCTCTGCTGTTGCCTCTACTGTTAGTTCTTCTAATGTTGCCATATCTCTCCTATCTTACTATATATTTCTTATACTTACTTCTTTAAACCATATTCTATTTAGATAAACCATACATAACAAAATTTCCATTATCAATATTGCCTGTTGAAAAAAATATATTTAGTCCATCAACTGTACTAGCTGAAGTAAATACTCCACCACCCTGACTACCATACAAACCACCTGAAAATGGATTTAAGAAAACTGTTTCATAAGTTAAAAAAGTATATTCCCCACTATTGTTTGCATTGAATATATACATAACTCCATTACTTTGTTCATTAAATAAGGGATCATTACCAACTTGAATATTTACTTGAAAATGGTCTGAATTTGTTGCACTTCTATTATCAAAAGCACCTGTTGCATCTAATTCTTTATGTGCAAAATCATAATTAGAAGTTGTGTTTGGTGTTCCACTTTCTGTAACTCTTACTTCTAAATTGTTATTACCTGAAGTTCCAATAACATTGTTAAATCTAACCATATACACATCATAAGTGCTATCAATACCTGTTAAAGTTACACTTGCTACTGCTGATGTAACTATTTCCTCATCTATTTTTATTAAGCTACCTGCCATTATTTAACTCCATATACATTAACTGTTATATTGTCAAAACTTCCTGCTTCATTTAAAAATTGAATACCATTACATTGTTGTGCAGATTTTAAAACACCAATATTTTTATATCCCTCTAAAGTTGTTCCTGCAACAACAATAAAACTATTTTGTGCAGAAACAAAACTATAAGAGGAACTGTCATAAGGATTATAAACATAAATACTTGCACCTACTCCATCTTCTGCATCTCTAATTCCATAACCTACTGCACCAAATCCATAAGTTGCATTTGTTCCTCTACTTTCAGAAAAAGTTGTATTTGATTTCATAACTAAAGTTGCTTGGTCATAACTTGCACTTGTTATAGCAGTATTAGAACTATCTAAAAATCTATATCTTATAGCTGTTCCTGTTGCTGATTGGTCTATTTTGGTAATAGAAATATAATACACATCATAATCAGCACTAAAACAATCTGTAACATCTAATGAACTAACAGAAGTTCCACTAGCAGATTTTATAAATTCTAAATTACCTGCCATAATCTAACTTTCTGCAATTCCATATAGAGATACAACTGCATTATCTATATTGCAAGTTGGTTTAGGAATTAATCTAAAAGCATTAATAGTTGAAGTTACTGCATAAACACCACTACCAAAAACACTTCTATAATATGAAGTTCCTAAATCTTTTATTTGTGTATTGTGCATAGTAACAAAAGTGTATTTAGAACTATCCCCTGCATTATATAAATAGAAATAACCATTACCACTTTCATTAGCATTAAAACCTAGATTAACTGCTAAAAATATATTTGCTGCTGAAGTAGATTGAAAAGCACCAAAAGCACCATCAGTATCACAATGTTGTTCAGCATATTGATAATTAGTAGTTTCATAAGTGCTACCACCATCATCACTAAATCTTAAATAAAGTTCTTTATCATTTGCAGTATGTTGTAAATTATTAAAAGTTACAAAATGAACATTATAAGTGCTTTCATTTAAAGTAGTAAAATCAATAGATGAACTAGATGTAGTTATTGTTTGAGTTTCAATTAATTCTAATTTGCCTAAATCTGCAACTCCTCCAAGTAGTCCAAATCTTGCTGCACCTAATGGCATAAGATACTCCTAACTAAAATTTTGTAGTGCATTAAGTAATGGTGTTCCTGCATCTACAAATAAAAATGTAACTAAGTCTATTGCACCAGATCCTGTACTCATTGTAAAACCTGCACCACCTGCTGTTTTTGCAGTTACATTACCACCACCATTTACTGTTACTGCATTAATTGCAACTGTTCTATCTGTACTATCTTGTGTAATTTGTAAAGTAAAAGTAGAAACTCCATTAGTTGGAACATTAGTAAAATCAATATCTGTTATGTTTTCAGTTAAAGTAATTGTTCCTGTGTTTCCATTTGCTAAATCAATAGATACAACACCACTAGAACTTGTTACAGCAACATCTGTT